AGGTAATCGTGCTAATTATATTATTGTAGAAGAAAGTCGTTTAGTTCCCAAAGAAATTTTAGAGGGAGTTATTAAACCATTTTTAGAAACACGTAATCCTCCTTATAAAAATAATCCTAAATATGCTAATGATCAAAGACTTCAAGAAGAAGGAACTATATCATATATCACATCTTCTTGGTACACAATGGAGTATTGGTACACTTATGTTCAAACATGTATAAAAAGAATGAATTCTGGTGATGAAACGGCAAATTTCTTGGCGTTTGATTATTTGATTTCGTTGCATCATGGCATTAAAACAAAATCTATGCTTAAGAATGAAATGGAAGATGCCGATCCATTAACCGTTCAAATGGAATATCTAAATATTCCTAGTGGATCAAGTGGTAAAAGTTACTTTAAATCTACTTTGTTTAAAAGAACAATAAAACTCCCCTTTTATCCTCAAAAAGAAGATAATTTTAATAATAAGAAAAATCCATACGGATTACCTAAAACAACTGGAGAATTAAGATTTGTAAGTTGTGATATTGCAACAAGAGCAAATAAAGCCAATGATAATTCTATTATTGAATGTGTTAGGGCTTTACCTTTAATTGGAGTTGGTTATAGAAGACAACTTGTTTATATGGAATCTCATAAAGGATCTCATGCTGGAGAACAAGCAAAAAGATTAAAAAGAGTGTTCTATGATTTTGAAGCTGATTATTTAGTTTTAGATGTTCAATCGGCAGGTATAGGTATTTTTGATTTTCTTAGTGAGGAAACCATTGATGAAGAAAGAGGTGTCGTTTATCCTGCAATGACAGTAGTAGATGAATATTTTAGCATCATTAAACAAGATGCAAGAGAAGATCTCAGAAAAAATCATACTAGGGGATTAGAAGCAAAACCAATTATATTCCCAATTACGGCTAGTCAAGCCTTAAACAGTGATATAGCGGTTTCTTTTAGATCCTTACTTCAAAGAAGAATGTGGGAATTTCTAACTCCTGAATCAGAAGGTGAAGAATATTTGTTGAAGAAAAATAAAGAATTTTTATCTGATCCAGATGATTCATATTTAAGAGGGTTCTTTTTAAATCCTTATGTTCAAACAGGTTTATTAATTGGGGAATGTATAAATTTAGATATGAAGCCCGTTAATGGACTAATTAAATTAGTTGAAAAACCAGGTGCTTATAAAGATAGATATTCTGCAATTTCTTATGTGAACTATGTAATATCAAAAGAATTTGATATTGAATTGGTGAAACAAAAAGATGATAAAGATGATTTAGAGGCTATGGTTGCACTTAGTTATTGGTAAAAAAATAATATTAAATAGAAAGGAGGGTTATGACCGAAGAAAATAAAAATGATGAAGTCCTACTTTCAAAAGAAGAAGTTTTTGATGTAATAAAATTTGCTCAAACAATGTACAATGCTAGTTATAATTTATTGACTCCTGATTTATTGAATCAAAGAATAAAAGAGATTTCTTTTAATCCCCTTTCTCCAACTGAAAGAAACATTACAGATGCATTAGGTAATGCAAAAAATTCAGAAGAACAATTAAGGGAATATATTGAATTTTTTGAAATAATGTCTATGCCTTTGAAAAGAATATTTTCGTATATGGCAAGCCATTTAGCATTTGACTTACAATATACAGTAAAAAATGAAATGAAGGATGAGGAATATAATAGTAAAAGTTTTTTAAAAGATAAAAACATCTTATATGAATATTTTGATAAATTTGATTATAGATCATTTTTTAGAAATATCTCAAAACAATTATTGAGAAACGAAGTGTGTGTAGTTGTTCCAAGAGAAGATAAAGAAACAATTGTTTTACAAGAACTTCCTTTATCATATTGTAAAATCACCGCAAGAGGAAGAAGAGCACCTTTAATATCTTTTAATTTTTATTATTTCTTGCAACCTGGAGTTGATATAAATTTATATCCGAATTTCTTTAAAAAGAAATATGCAGAGTTATTTGATGGTGGAAAAACAGTTCAAAAATATAATCCATCACTCTCACCTGAGTTAAGAGGTCTTTCTGAATATAATTTTTGGGTTGATCTACCTCCATCCGAAGGTTGGGTATTTAAATTAGATACGTCTTTGATGACTGCAATTCCGTATTTTTCCGCTATGTTGCCTTTGCTTATTAATGACCAAACAATGATTGCTTTACAAAAAAATATAAATATGGCTTCTGCTGCAAAAATATTGTTTGGTGAAGTTCCTATGAGAAAAGACGATAAGGGTGCTTCTGTGGCAGACATGGTGGCTTTGACTCCTGTTCAATTAGGACAGTTTATGGCTTTAGCTAAATCTGCTGTTGGAGAAGCTATCAAGGTTTCTGCTGCCCCATTAGAAAACATGCAGGCATTTGATTTTGAAGGTGATACAGATGTTTTGAGTAAGTGGATTCAAACTTCAATGTCTATGTCTGGAATGGATACAGCTTTGATTTATTCCATGCAAACAAAAGCAAATTGGGTAGATTCTCAATTATCCTTTGAATCTGATTCCAAAATAATGGAACAACAGTTATATCCTCAATTTGCTGCTTTTCTTGACTATTGGGTGAATTTGAGAACTAATAAATATAAGTATAGATTTAGATTAGAGGGAAATGACTATTATTTAAACAGAACTCAAAGATATGATAGAGCTATGGGGATGGCAGATAAAGGAATAGTTCTTCCACAATTAATTTCTAGTGCAATAGGGCTTTTACCTCAAGAGCTTGAAAGAATGCTTCAAGAATCTAGAGGAACTGGTTTTGTTGATAAACTTACTCCGATTATTTCTGGTTTTCAAATGAGTGGAAAAGATGTTGAAGGCGGTAGACCAAAATCATCGGATAGTGAATTGGGTGAATCTGGTGCTCAAACAAGAGAAACGGGTTCTAATGAGGCAAAAAAATTAAAATGAAAATATAACGAATGTCTTTTTGAACAAGATATTTGGCTTCCGTATTTTCAATTATAGACAATAAATGGAGGAATAAATTACTATGATTACTGCAACACAAAAAGCAAAAATTAATAAAATGAATCGTGCTTCACAAGATGTTAGTTTGGGAACTTTAGTTCAAGGCTTTCAGGGAAATGTAAGCACTACAGTCAGCGCAGGTCAAGCAAGTGCTTCTTCTGTAGCAATTGATACTGGACTAGATTCGGTTTCAGGGTATGTATTTCAACAGTTTCGTTCATCGGGTTCTTTGGTAGTTCCTACCAGTGGTTCACAGTATTATGTAAAACATGCTTCGGGGACAGTCACAATTTCAAGTCCTGCTGCTAATGTGATTCAAACTGGTGATATTATTAATCTTGTTACTTTCCAATAAAACATCTCTTTTATTTAATTCTTTAGAAAGGAGGTAGACTAGAATGGGGATACGATTAATTAGTGATAATATGATTGATTCTTTATTAACACAATGGGCGAGTGAAAAATATAATTCACATTTGTATTTATATATATCTTCTTTCTTGAAAAATAAAGGATTAAATCATTTGGGGAGTAAATTTTATGATCAATATTTAGAAGAAAACGAACATTCTGAAATGATAATAAATTTATTGACAGATTTAAACGCAACGGTAATACTTCCTGAAATTGATGAAATAAATTTTCCAATCAATTCTATTCTGGATATTGCTGAAAAATATTTATTAAAAGAATATGAAACAACAACTAATTTAGATGAAATTAAAAAGTTAGCAATAGATGAGTCCAATCCTGTTGTAGAAGAATTTATGAGACAAATGATAATTCTTCAAAGACATGAATACGAAGAAGCCAATGATTTTATGGATAAAGCTGAATTAACTGGTAATAATTGGTTCAATGTATTTCTTTGGGATTTAGGAGAGAAATAATGTATATTATTAATCCTACTCAGGAACAATTAAGTTCGTGGTTTTCTTGTAATAAAAAAATGGGGGAATATTTAATTTATAAATTAGGTGCAGTTTTAATTCACAAAAAAAAAGATAAATATTATTTTGTTGATAATTCTTTCCTTAAACAAAAATTAAAACAAGTTCCTTTTTATTTAAAAATATTGAATACTATATAAAAATTGAGAAGAGATTTTATGAATCCTTCTGGAAAGGAGGAGAAATGTGAGTGTTAATAAACATTTATTGTTTGATATTGAAAATGCAGAAGTGGTAGAAGAAAATGAATCCTCTCAATTTGCAACTATAAAGATTTTTGCTTTTAATACTGGTTGGAATAGACATGATTTATATTGTTCTTTAGAAACCTTGAAAAAAACTTCTTCGTCAATATATGACAAACCCGTAATTTATTCTTTTTCTAAATTATTTCGTGATTTTGATTCTCATACTGATCCTGAAAAATCTCTTATTGCTGGTTTTGTGGTTCGAGATTCCGCTGAATTTGTAGAACTTGAAGATGGAAGAGTTTCTTTATCCGTATTGGCTAAAATATGGAAAATGTATGCTCCTCAATTTATTCAACTTTTAAGAGAATCTGAAAATCATGAAAAAAAAGTATCGGTTGAAATGGAATTAAGGGATTATGCTCAATTTGAAAAAGGCGAAGAAATGCTTGATTTTGAATATTCTGCCGTTTGTGTTTTAGGAGATTTGATAACCGAGGCTAGTCCTGGTGCTCATTTAGAAGTTCTTAGTTTTGCAAAAAAAGAATATGAAAAAGCATTACATTTAGAATTTTCAAGAATGTATGATGAAATTGATTTTTCAATTCCAGAAGAAGTTAAAAATAATGCTAAAAAGGGACTTGATCTTCGCAAACAATATAATCGTGGTGGAACTTCTGTGGGATTAGCAACTGCGAGATATCTAATAAAAAATAAAAGTGCAACTCCAGAAAAAATAAGACATATAGCTAAATATTTTCCAAGACATGCCAAAGATAATCTTAATGACAAAACATCTAATGGGTGGATTGCTTGGCTTCTCTGGGGTGGAAATTCAGGAAGAGCATGGTCTACGAAAATTGTTGAAAAAATGAATGAAATAGATGAAAGAGAAATGGCTTATTTTTCTGATATTGAAAATTTTGAGAAAGTTACTTTTCCCTATAAAAATAAGTCGGAAATGAATCCCGCCCTAAAAGGGATAAATCCCCCTATTTCCGTATCTCAGGCAAATGAAATAGCAAAACAAGCTGAGGCAATTGGCTCAGATGATAAAAAAAATGGTTGGGCTATAGCTATTTCAAATTTTAAAAAAACACACAAGGTTGAAGACGGGAAATGGGTAAGAAAGGAGAAATCAAAAAATATGGAAGAAGAAAAAAAGGATTTTGAAAAAGAAGCCGAAGAAGAAGAAGAAGTCAAGGAAGAAATGGCTGAAAAACCAGAAGAAAAAAGCAAAGAAGAAGAAATGGCTGAAGAAAAAGAGAATGAAGAATCTGAAGATGAAAAATCAGAAGAAGAAAATTCCGAAAAAGAAGACATGTCTTTGGATGCTAATTTAGATGTTAAAGCTATTTTAGCTTTTCTTCAAGAGGAGACAGAGGATTATCAATCTTTAGCTGCCGAATTTTCAGATGAAAAACAAGATAAAAATTTTGCTAAAATGACCCAATATATGTTTGAAAAAATGAAAAAAATGGCAGAGCAATTAAAAGAAAAAGAATCAGAAGCAAGTTCTTATATGGCTCAAAATGAAGAGTTGAAAAAATATAAAAAAGAGAAAGAAGATGAACAATTTAATTTTTCTGTTGATTCTATTTTAAAGAAAATTGAAGAAAAAACTGAGATTCCTAAAGAAGAATTGGATTCCTTGAAAAAAAAATCTAAAGAATTTAGTTTAGAAAATATTTCTGTTTGGGAAAATTTAGCAAAGGCTAGAGCTTTAGATTTTGCGATCAAAAAGGATTCAAAAAAAGAGGATGAAGAACCTCGTTATGCTTGGGGATCGGAAAATAACAACAAACCAGTTACCACGAGTTTCTGGAAATAACAGGAGGTAAAATATGGCATATGCAGTTATTGAATTAAATCAAGTTGCAGCTACCGATGTTGGAATTTATAATCGAACAGCAACAAGTGGTAGCAATTTGGAGCAAGGCTCTTTAATTCGTTTAGATTCACTTTCAAGTGGTTCTGGACAAGGAGAGGTGTTTACAGCAACTCAAATTGCAACTGGCAGTTTAGTTGATGTGTGGATGGTGAATGGACAAGTAATTCCTTTCTTAGCTTCCGCAGATGGAGAAATTTTTAATCAGGGTTCAGAAGATCCACGTAATTTTTATAATCCTGCAAATCGTGTATTCGATGCTTTTAAACCACAACCTGGTGATATTGTAACTTTAAGTGAAGATTGTTTCACTGGTGCAAAATCTACCAATACTTATGCTAATGCTACAACTGGACAATGGCAATTAGTTTGGGGAGCTTCACATGCTCCGAGTGCTTTAAGTTTCAAATATTTAGCTACAAAATGGATTTCTATTGGTAATCCTGCTGTTGCAAGTGGTAGAGTTACAGCTTATCGAATGCAGTGTCTTGCTAACTAATGTTGGGTTTTCAACATTGTATAGTAAATAAAAAAAAATAAGGAGGAAATGATATGCAAATTCCGAATAATATTGTTCATTTCGCTGTTGGGAATCCCACACTATATAATAAGATGATTCCTGATTGGTGGAATCACTATAAGTCCTCACAGGACAAAACTAAAAGCTATGAATTCGCTAAAGTAAACGACAAAGGCGAATTGATTACTTTTGAAGAAAAAGAAAAACAAATCACTGATGCTATTATCAAAGAAGCAATGAAAAGAACTAACGTTCCTTATCTTGCCGAAGCTCCAGCAGATCAAATTTTTAACCATCAAGGTTTACGTAATGAGATTTTCGCTGTTGTGGCAAGCATTGTTGACATGATTATTCCACAAACTTTAATTGATTCTATTAGTCTATATTCCGATGTTCGTACTATTGGATTTGGTGACAGTGCTCAATTTGATGTTGAATCCAACGATCTGTTTTCTGTTTCCCAAATTGGTCGTGGTCAGAGAAATTCTTTGGCTTACAAACAATTTATGGGGACAAAAACTATTGTTCCAGTAAATCATGCATTAACGGTTTATACTGATTTATATCGTGTTTTATCAGGAAAAGAATCACTTGCTAAACTGGTTGTAAAAGTTATTCGTTCTATGGAAACAGCCATGAGAAATGATGTGTATGATGCGTTTGCAGCTATGGCAGCAGCCCTTCCTACTACAGCAACCACAGGTTTACAAGTAGCTGGTTATTCACAAGATTCATTGATGCGTTTATGTGAACAAGTCACCGCTTGGAATAATGGTAATAAAGCTATGATCGTTGGTACTGCACGAGCATTAGTAAATGTTCTACCTAATGATGCTAATTATCGCTATACTTTAGATGATCCTTACATGACTCTTGGACATGTTCGTACTGCCTTTGGGTATGATGTAATGGAACTTCCACAGGTTGCCAATCATGACACCGAATGGGCTTTAAAAATTGACACTGATCGACTTTGGATTTTATCGCCAGCTTCTCAGAAATTTGTTAAATTGGTATTAGAAGGCTCAACTCTTTCAATTACTGATTCTGTTTATGAGAATCGCAATTTGATCCAACGTGCTACTATGCATAAGGCTTGGGGAGTCGGAATCGCAAGCAATTCTTTGGCTGCGGTCATCACGATTTAATAATTGATTAACTAAAATTGTCCAGTATAAAAATTTTTATACTGGACAATTAGGAAATGAATAATGCCTTTAAAACCAATAATTCCAGAAGAAGAAGTAAGAGAAAGAATTGATGAAATTCACAAAGGAAGTATAATTTTCTATAATTATATTGATGCTTCTACCCCCTGTGATTTTAAATGTTTACTATGTGGACATACGTGGAAAGTAGCTCCAAAAGTTGTTTATTTTAATAAATCTGGATGTAGGAAATGTAGTTTTAAAAAAATAGCAAATATACATAAACATTCTTATGAATATGTTGAAGAATATATAAAAGATAATGGATGTGAACTTATTTCTAAAGAATACATAAATCAATCTAAAAATTTAGAAATAAAATTCCCATGTGGAAAAATACATAAAATGAGTTTTGGTGCTTTTAAAGGTGGAGAAAGAGATCCTTGTACTTCTATGGAAAGATTTAAATCCACTGTTTCAGAAAAAACCACAAAAAAAATGTTGGAATTTATGGATTCAATAAGTTTTAAATTTATTTCTTTTGAGGGAGACGAATTTAAGTTTAAAAGCAAAATTACATATTCTTGTCCTAAAGGTCACATAGAAACACGACCTTATCCCTCATTGTGGAGAGATAAAAATTGTACTATATGTACCAAAGAAGAAAATCAAATTAAGTATTCAAAAGAGAATGCGAGTAATTGGCAAGGTGGATTAACAGACTTAAAAACATATTTATCTAAATTTATTGTTCAATGGAAAAAAGATAGTATGGAAAATTCCAATTATAAATGTGTCATTACTGGAAAAAGATTTGAAGATATTCATCATGTCCAGTCATTTAATTTATTATTAAAAGAATCATTAAAAGAATTAAATTTTGAATTAAAAAATACAATTGGTGAATATGAAAGCGATCAAATCACATTGCTTGTCAATAAATTAATTGAAGTCCATTTTCGTTATCCTTTAGGTGTAGCGTTAACAAAAAAATGGCATAATAAATTTCATAAACTTTATGGAATGGGAGATAACACTCCCGATCAATGGGATGATTTTATACAAAAAATAAAATCTGGAAAAATAAAAACTAACGAAAAATTAATCATATAATTTAGAAAAGGAGTTTTTGCAATGGCAACAAGAGGACGACCTCCAAAAAATAAATCGCAAAATGCGGAAGATGAAAAATTAATTGAAAATTCTCAATATCAATCTTCAGAAGAAGAAACTGTAGTTATTAAAAAAACAGAATTAGAAAATATCTATAAAATGATTGAAGATCTTCAAAATAACATAAAAAATAATTCTAATTTATCTGTTAAAAAAAACGAAGAGGATGAAGCAGAAATTTATGATTATGAAGAAGAAGAAGTTCCCTTAAATTCTTATATAAAAGTAATGTCTTTAATTCCATATGAATTAAATCTAAGCACAGAAAGACATGGAAAAGGAAGAATATTTACTTTTAGAGGATACGGTAAAACAAAAAGAATTATTTATCAAGAATTAGAAAAAATAATTGAAGAAAACAGACACTTTTTAGAAAGAGGCTTTTTTGTTATTTTAGATAAAAGAGTTGTTAGAAAACATGGTCTAGATGATATTTATAAAAATATTATGAATAAAGAAAAAATGGATATGATTATCTTGGGCTTTCAAGGTGGAGAAGTAAAAGAGAATGACATTTTATCTTTTGCAAAATCAGCTCCAAAGGAACAACAAAAAATTCTAGCAACCATGGTTATTGATAAACGGATTAATGGTGAAACAATAGATTTAAATTTATTCGATAAGTTAGGCAGAATCATAGACATGGATTTAAACCAAAAATATGAAGATTCTGTTGCATTTTTAGAAATTGCAAAAAATAAAGTATAGCGGTAAATATTAAATTTTTATATATAGCCTCTTTAATAGAGGCTATTTGATTAGAAAATACATTGAATTGACAAAATTGTCATGTTCAATTTAATAATAAAATTTTTGAAAGGAGGTTTTATGGGAACTTCTGCCGAAGACATTTTTGATTTGTTTCTAAGTTTAAACGAAGATTATAGATTAACGGCGGTTTATAATTCTTCTGGAAGTTCAGCTCTAAACACTTACTTAGAACCCTGGCTACTCTTTTCAATAGATATGTTTGATGTTTGTGATCAATCGCTAGAATATTCTACGACCACTCAAACTTTTACTGTAGATTTATCTCAGAAAAATAAAAATATGTTGGCTGAAATAATGGTATTGTTTTGGTTACAAAAAACTGTTCAAGATGTTCTACAAATGAATAATTTCATACAAGATAGAGACTTTAAGATTCATTCTAACGCATTGAATTTAAGAGAAAAACAACAGTTGTATAACAATAAAAGATCTGAAATTAGTCAAAAATTAGTAAATTATAAATTAAAAGATGCGGATATGTGGGATGCCTGGTTTGATCAGGATTTTTCTGCTTACTAGGAGAATGCTTATGACATATAAATATTTTTTATCTGGTTCTCCAGTAAGTACATACCCCCCAAACACAGGCTGGAAAAATGGTTTTGACTCTTTTCTGGATGCGGATTTTTATAATTCTCCTAATACATATACAATTCAAGAAGAAACTGTTTTTGGATCAGGATCTTTAGTTGATGTAGATGCAAGAATTACGACTGCAATATCAAACGACACCGGAATGAAATTGAGCGATGATTTTAAACAATTATTGTTTAAATCTGATCATACTACGGGACTTGGTTATAAATATTATTTTGATAATAATTATTGGATTTTAACAAATGTCAATGTCACAAAATCAATCACTGTAACTGCGTTGGCAAGAAGATGCAATAATGTTTTACGATGGACTGATCAAAATGGAATTATTTATGAAGAACCATGTGTAATAGACTATAAAATTGCTTCTCCAAATAATAATACGACTGATCCAATTACAGGCGAAGGTACAATTCATATATTTGCTCAACAAAATGCTAAAACTAATAAAATAAAAGAAAATCAGAGATTCCTATTTGGAAATTCAAATAATTGGATGTGCTATCGTGTTTATGGAGGTGGAGTAAAAAATTATTTAAATAATTCATCAATTGATAATGATACTTCAACGGTTATGGAACTTGTTTTAGGGAAAAATTCCGTTAATGAAGATACGGATGATTTGGTAAATGGAATTGCTGATGCCAATAAAATTGTCTTTTCATTGGTTACTTCTCCATCCGCTATTTATGGTGGAATTGGAGATAGTTTTAAATTGGAAAGTGTGGTTACATTAAATGAATTGATTGTTAGTAAAGATGTTCTATATTCTACAAGTTCGTCCAGTGTTGCGAGTGTTTCAGGAAGCGGAGTTGTCAATATTTTATCTACTGGTTCTTGTGTCATTACATCTTACTTAGAAGATAATTCAAGTGTCTATGATACAGTTTCAGTTGTTTCATCTGATTCTATCGTTGAAAGTGATATTAGAATAACTCCTAGTGATAGATATATATTAGAGGGAGATACTAAAAATTACACTGTTTCTTTATATCAAAATGGCGTTTTGCAAGCGGATACTTTCTCTATTTCTTTATATGATAATAATGTTCCTGATTCAAAATATACGCTTACTCAAATAGACGGGAATAACTTTTCTATAAAAAATAATGAAATGTTTTTAGATTATCCATTAATATTAACGGTTACTTCTAGTGGATCTGTTACCAAAAATTTAAGTATTGAATTGAAGGGAGCATGGTGATAATAATATGACAAATCCTTATCCTATTACTCCAAGACAATTAGATTTAGATAAACTATCTGGAAGTAGTTTAAAAGTAACG